TGCTCTTGTCGACACCCTTGTCCTGCAGTTCTTGCGAGCGTGTGGACCCCTCGGCGCCAACCATCACGGGCGTGGCCGCAGCGAGGAATGGGACGTATGTCAGGCCGCCCGACACCATACCCGTCCAGCGACGTGGCGCCACGTCAGGGGCCGTCGCGCGCTGCTGCAGGTACGCACCGCGGTCGGCGTACATCGCCCGCTCCTCGGGCGTCATCTTGCCCGGCATCCAGTCGGGGAGGGCCTCGTCCAGCGAGACGGCCGCCTTGTCCCACGCGCCGAGGATCTTCAGGCCGGTGGACTTCACGCCGGCTGGAATGTCACCCCACAGCGAGCGCTCCATCTCGGCCAGGCTGCTGATGTCATCGCGCACCGCCGGGGCAATGGCCGGGTTCTTGGCGATGGCCGACTGCAACCGCGGGGCACCATCCATGGCCTCGCGCGCCTGCTCGGTGGTGATGCGTTCCTGGAACTCCTTGGGGAACGCCGCCACCACGTCGGGCGTGGTCTTGTAGCGCTTGGCCAGCGCCAGCGTGCGCGCCGCTGCGTCGGGGGCCTGGTCGTGCGTCATGCCCACAGCCATTGCCGCCTGCGCGGACTGCTGCGTGCTCATGGCCTTCATCTGCTCGATGATCGGGTCGACGGCCTGGGCGGTGCCCGCTGCCGCCTGGCTGTTCTTCATCTGCTCGATGATGGGATCGGTCACTTCTGCACCCCTTGCGACAGCTTGTAGTAACGCTGGATGTTGTCCTCAGTCGGCGGGATACCGCCGGCCTGGAGCTTCTTCTCGATCTCGGCGCGATCGGCCTGGGAGATTGTCCACTTTGCGGCGCGCTCCTCGGGCGTCATCTCGAAGGGCTTGCGCTTGGTCTGGAAGAAGCCCGCGATGCCGGTGTTGCTCAGTGCCTGATCCTTCAGCATACCGCGCACGATCTTGTCCGCCTCGGTGCGCATCTGCTCGGGGCTGAGCTTCTTCTCCAGCCACGTCGGCGAGGCAACGGCGATCGCATCGCGCACGGTGGTCTCGAACTGCGCCGCGGCTTTTGCCTTGTCCGTGCCGGGCTTCGCCGCGAAGTCCACGCCGGCAGCTTGGATCTGCTCGCGCGCCATGCCGATCGCGCCCTTGGTGGCCTTGTCGACTTCGGCCGCCTGCAGGTCGCCCTTGTTGATCGAGGACTGCCGCTCGACGAGGTGATTCCAGTGCGCCGGCGTGAGCAGCCCGCGCGCCTTGGCCAGGTCGGTCTGCGACAACTCACGCGGGTTCGCGTTCATCAGGTCGACATAGGCTTGGGCGTCGTCGATGTCCTTCTCGCCGCGGCGGGCGAAGGCGTCGATCGTGGCGAGATGGCCCTTCGCCTTGAGGCCGGCGTAGATCGCGGGCGGCAGATCCATCACACCCTTGCCGGGGTTGTGCAAGATCCAGTCTTGCGCCTGGCCCAGCATCGTCGCCTCGGACTGGTCGGCCGCATGCTTGGCCTTCTGCTGCTCATGCTCCAGCGCCGACTTGACGTGTGCATATGTCGTGCCGTCGATGCGCACGCCGGCGACCTGACTGCCCTTGTCGAACGCGGAGCCCAGGGCGTCGAACTTCTTCTTGAAGTCCCCCGGCTGCGCCATCAGCGCGCGGGTGGCGGTGACGATGTTGGTCTGCTGGTCGACAGCTTCCAGCACCGTCTTGATCTTGTCCTGTTGGTCTGCGCTCAGGCCGTCCTTGACCTCGGCGTAATACTTGCGCGCCGCCGCCATGCGCGACGGGTCGGTGCTCTTGCCGTCGATCATCTGCGCCAGCACGCCGACGTACACCTTGCCCAGAGCGTTCTTCTCGGCCGCCGCAACGAGGTCGGAGTCGGTGATGCCCGCACGCTGGAGCTGGTCGCGGGTCTCGGAGCGCACCGTCTGCAGGTACTGCTGGTACGGGCTGTTGCTGCCCTCGGGGTCGTACTTGGGCGCACCGGTGTCGGTGATCGCGTTGTACGCCAGCGTGGCCGCGTCCTGCGCCACCGCCACGCGCGTCGCGCCGGCCGCCTTCTGATAGACCTCGGCCTGCTGTGCCGAGTGGTCGAGGACTTGCTGCTTTGCCGCCTGCACCCGCATGTCGGTCAGGTGCTTGACCATGCGCTGCACGGCGGGGTTCGTCACGCTGCTGGTCTGCTGCGCGGCGAGGTCGTCGAGCTTCTTGATCGTATCGGCGCGGGCGTCAACCGCCGTCTTGCCGTTGAGCTGTCGGTACTCGTGCGCGATGCCGTTCACGCCACCGATGAGCTGGGCGTCGTAGTCCTTCGCCGCGGCTTCGTTGGCCTCGATCTGCACGCGCTGGTCGTAGGCTTGATACCCCGTGGCAAGGGCTTGCGCACCCTGCCCGAGCTGGCGACCCTGCTCGAATCCGACCATGGCGCCGGACTGCAGGTTGCCGGGGGCAGACTGGCGCACGCCGGGCAGGGCATCGGGGGTGACCCGGGGGGTGTCGTAGACGGGAACGGTCGGCACGTTCAGCCTCCGGTGTTGGTGCGCTTGTTGGCGTAGTACCCGCCGGCGCTGGTGAGCAGCGACCCGCCGGCGGACATGAGTGGGTTGATCGCGCCCGCCACGCCCTGCTGAAACCCAGCGTCGGCGGTGTAGCCCCTACCCTGCTCGCGCAGCGCCCACGCCTGACGGGCTGCATTGTCACGGATGGTCAGGGCGTCGATCTCACCCATGTAGGCGGTCGACGCCTGGATCTCGGCCGCGCTGCCTTCGCCCATGGCGACACCGTTGGCCGCCAGTGCCGCACGCTGATCGCCGGCCATGGCCGCGGTCTTGTAGCGCTGCGCCTGCTCTTGCCGCTGGCCAACTTCGAGCGCGATCGTCGCCTGGTAGTCGGCGATCTGCGCATTGTTGCGTGCTATCGCCGCCTGGTAGTTCTGCACCTTCTTCTGTTGCTGCGCGCCGCTGTAGGCGTTGACGGCTTGGTAGCCCGCGACTGCGACCATGGCGTAGGACATTGCTCAGGCTCCCAGTGCGACCTCAAGGGTCATCGATGCGATATCCAGCGGTAGGGGATCGGTCTGTGCCACGCACACCTGACCGCTTGCGCCCCACGACGGGGTAAGGACGATCTCCACCTCGTCGGTGACGAGCGCCGGCGGCGACCCGGGTAGTTCGGTGCTGCGCAAGCGGTACGGCACAAGGTTGTTGAAGTCCGGCCCGGCCTTGATGCCACTGCTGCGGTACACGCGCAGCCAAGCGCGGTTGATGTTCTTCTGCCGACCCTGCGCCATGCCGCCATCCGTCTGTGCCGCCACGGGCAGCGTCTTGAGCTGCGCGGCGATGGGCAGGCCCACCGTGATCTTGCTGGCCGTCACCCCCGCGGGGAGCGACACCACGCCGCCCGTGACCACGACCTGCGGCTGCACGGCGCCATCGGCCAACACGCTGACCGTGCGGCCTTCCAGCCACGTCATGCCCGACACGCTGCCGACCGGTGCGCCGCTGTAGGTGGCGCCGCAGTCCACGAAGTAGGCGTCGCTTATCGTGCTGTACTGGCGCGTGTGCATGCGCTCCACGTAGCGCTTTGGCGTGCCGCCGATGGTGCGGCGCACGATGGTGTACAGCACGTCATCGTTCCCCTCGGTCACGACAGCGATAGCCTCGAAGGCATCGCTGTCGCCAGTGTCGTGGCGGTGCCAGGCGGCGACCTGTTGCTCGGGCACGTAGGTCATGCCCAGCAGCGCGCCTGTGCTGGACACCGCCCACAGGATCGGCACCGGCCCGCGGGTGTACCCCATGTCCTTGATGCTGGCGTAGTCGAACAGGTGCGGCGCGAACAGCGAGACATCGCCCGAGGTGTAGCCGCTGGCCTGCCACGAGTAGGACAGTTCGCGGATGTGGCCGCCGCGGCTGGCCGCGTACAGCACGATGTTATTGACCACCACCGGCGTGACCGTGTTGGCGCCGATGTAGGACTGCGGGGTCAGGCTGATGCTGGCCGGGGTGAGTACGCCACCGTTGCCGTCTGCACTGCACTTCCACTCGCTGGTGGCGGTGAGCAGCAGAAGCTGGGCCGCGGGGACGATGTGCCGGATGGCCGATGCCTCGCGCGCAGCCAGGCGCACCGAGATACGGTCATCCGACTGCACCGGGATGCTGTAACTCATGTCGGACTCGGTGCCCGACCGCGTGGCCCAGAAGTTCTGGGGCATCGACGTGGCGCCGGCGAAGCATCGCCGCTGCTGGAAGTAGCCCACCGCCTGGGGGTACACGCCGGCCAGGTCAAACACCCCGTCGTTGATGGGCGGCACGTTGGCCACGTCCGGGGTGATGTTGTCATCATCGAACGTGGTGGCGCTGGTCTGCCCGATGTAGCCATACAAGCCGTTGCTTAGCTTGTAGACGTTGTACCGGATGTTCAGGCCCGTACCGTCCGTCCACGAGATCGTGTTCTTGCGCCCTACCACCGTCAGGTCGTTCGACGCAGTGGCGATCGGGAACGACGCCAGCGACTCCTGCAGCCCTACGGTGCGCACCTCGGTCACGACGTAGCTGTACAGCGTGGGCGTGGTGGCCGCCCCGTTGTTCGATGCGGTGACGCCCGTCAGCGCGTTGGCCGGTGCGCCGAACGCAGGGGGCGCCAGGCGCCAGTCGGTGGCGCCGTAGCGGCGCAGCTCGGCCACGGACAGATCCGGGTGCACCAGCGTCATCACGTCGGCCGACTGCGTGTAGCGCACATCGGGCAGCATGGCTTCGGTGTACGCGTTGGGGATCTCGTACACGTTGGGCGACATGGGCAGCGCGTACCACCACGTCGGCCACAGATTGGGCTGTTTGTTGATGCCCGGGGCACGGGCGTAGTAGTTGATACCGCCGAAGCTGACGATCTCGCCGCCCACATAGCTGGTCACGCTCGACCATCCCGACGAGGGGTTGGCGTACAGCAGCGTGGCGCCCTGGGTGTGGAAGCGGAAATAACCCGCCCCCAGCTCGATGACGAAGGTCTGCTCGTTGTTGTAGCTGAAGGGCAGCAGGCGCACGATCTTGCTGGAGTCCTTCACCTCGCGCACAAACTCCGTCCCGGCGCGGTTGACCGCGGGGCCGTGCGGTAGCGTGATGAAGTTGCGGCAGGTCTCCAGCCCCTCCTGCCGCTTGTTGAGATCCACCCGCCCGAACAGTTCGGGCGTGATCTCACCAGCGGAGAACGAGCGCAGCAGGGTGCGAAGCGAAGCCATTATCGATTCACCATCCAGGTGGCGCCCTGCGTCGGGTGCACGCGGCGCTGGTTGGCATCGCTGCCTTCGGCCTGGGCCTGCAGCACGCCGGCCATGCGGAGCTGCTCGGCCGCCACTTGCCTGCCGACCTCACCCTTGAGCAGCGGCCCGGCCAGCATCGCCGCCAGGTGATGTGACAGCACCAGTGTGAACAACGGCGAGAACTTGGTCGGGTCGTCCACGACCGTGGTATACCGCAAGACGGCATCCTTCTGGTTCGTCAGCACGATGTCATTCCCCGAGTCGTCAGTCTCGACCACGTAACTCTGCGGGGTGTAGATGCCCACACCGACCAGCGGCGCCGAATACGGGCCAACGCCCGCCATGTACACGCCGGTGCTGTAGTCGTCCTGTGCGTCAGGCGCCAGGACCGACACGTAGTTGACCACCGCAGACGGCGACATGTAGGCATACAGCCACGTGCTGCTCGGGTTGGTTGGCGCATAGGCCAGGGCGACGCGCTTGGTGGCGAAGCCCCAGGTGTGCATCTCCAGCAGCGCATCCCGCGCGATGGGGTAGAAGCGTGCGCAGTGCGACGCCTGGGCGCTGCCGTCCGGCGGGTCGATGCTCGCCACCGTTGCGGTGTCCCCGAGGTGGGCCAGCGCCAGATTGCAGATATCGATCACCGCGGCCATGCAAGGCTCCTAGAAAAACGGGGGCGCAAGGCCCCCGTTTGGGTGTGGCGGCCAGGTCGCCCCCAGCCCTTTGGCCCAGCTCCCGCCGGGCGTTGTCGCCCTTTCGGGCCAACCACATGCCGACTATACCAAGCCAGTCGCCGGGTCTTTGGCCACCGCCACGGCTTCTTCGGCGGCCTTGGCCGCCGCGGAGATCACCGCCACATCCGCCGCCGCGTCAGGGTTGCCCCCAACGGCGGCGGCCTTCTGCCGAGCGATTGACGCAACCCCGGCCGCGTCGGACTTCTTGGCCGCCTTTTCGGCGTCCTTGTCCAGCGGTTCGAGGTTGCTGGACGGAACACCGTCGTACTCGACGACGGTATCGGGCTCGACCAGGCCATTGCCGATGAAGGAACGGACCAGGACTCGGTACTTGGGCATGTGGTGCTCCAGGCAACAGGGGCCGAAGCCCCCGCTTGGTTACAGGACGACGAAGCCGCCCGGGTAGGTCTTGAAGTCTTCCAGATCCGGGCCGAAGTCGGCATAGATCGCGCCGGCGGTGTTGGCACCGACGTTCACCGTGCGCATGCTGATGTAGCGCTGGCCCTTGCTCAACAGGCGGGTGTTGATCTCCGCCATGAAGCGCGAGCCGGCCGTCAGCGAAGCGACGGGGATGGCACCGGTGGAGCCGATCACCGTGACGTTGGTCGACTGCGCCGTGTCATCGTGGGCGATGATCTCGAACGCGGCCGAAGTGCCGCCGGTGAAAGCCGTGGTCACGGCCACCCGCATGCGCAGGAGGTCGTTGCCGGCGCCCACGTCGCGGGTCTGGGTGACGGAACTGGGCGAGTAGCCCGAGGACAGGTCGACGACGTTGGTGCTGTTGATGTTCGCCGAGGTGGCGAACGCATTGGCGCCGGTGACGGTGTTGCCCGAGATGGAGCCGTGCAGGCTCAGGAGTGCATCGCAGATCATGGTGTCGTGCTCCGGGTTAGACCACGCGGGCCTCGGTGTTGAGGAGCTGATCGACGCGGCGCAGCGGGACGCCCTCGAAGTTCAGCCAGGACTGGGGCGTACCGAACTGGTTCAGGCCCTTCTCGATCGACAGTGCGTAGTTGCTCTTTTGCAGGGCTTGCAGGCGCAGGATCGAGTAGACCGTGCGGTTCATGTAGAACGCAGCGCGGCCCATGCCGAAGTTCGGGATGCGGTCCAGTGAGCGCGACATCAGCGCAATCAGGTCAGCCGCGGCGGTGTTGGCCACCAGGTTCGCGGTGTTGATGTTGCAAATGCGCACGACGTAACGCCAGTCCTTCACCACCAGGCCGTTCTTCCACTGGTAGTGGGTCTGGTAAGCCTGGTACGGGTTGTTGCTGCCGTCGTAGACGGTCAGCACGCCCATGTCCTCGTGCGTCAAGCCGGCCTTCGCGCCCTTCGGGAAGGTGCAGAAAACCGTGTTGTCACCCCACACCACCAGCCAGATGCTGGTGTTGTTGGTCGACACGCCGCCGGCGTCGATGATGTTCTGCGCGTTGCCGGCGCCGCTGATCGTGCCGTAGCGCGAGGCGAGGCCCAGGTACTGGCGCGGGTCCGTGGCGGGGTTGCCATAGAACATCGTGCCGGCCTGGGTCTGGTTCATGGCCTCCAGGAAGGCCACGTCCTCGGACAGGCGGAACTGCGCGGTGTTGCCGTTCAGCTCGGCCAGGTCTTTGTCGACCCGGCAGTAGGCTTCGAGCATGCCGCACGCTTCGTCCACTTGCGCGGTCGCCGACTTGCTCGACGGCACGCCCTGGTTGACCGAGCGCCAGTAGACCTGGGGCAGGCCGGTGCGGATCACGACACGGTGGCCGGTGGGGGTGTTGCCCTCCTGGAACACAGCATCGTCGAGGATCTCGTTGGACTGCGACAGCAGTTCAGCGACGACAGGTACGCGACCATCGGGATCGAGGCGCTTGGCCCAGTCGGCTAGGGTCAGCGCATTTGTGGAAAGGACTGCCATTTGTTACTCCGGAGTCAGGTTTGCGTGGGGTAGAGGGCGCGTGCGGCCGAGCGGCTTTCCTGTTGGGGAGCTTTGCCGCCGGGGACGAACTTGTCCTCGCTGATGGCGCGTCCAGCCTTGAAGAACGCCCGGATGAGTTCGGGGTGGTTGCCCAACCCGGTGCCCGTGGGGTTCGTCTTGGCGTCATACGCGCCGAGCAGCTTGCGCAACTCCGGCGAGCCAAAGGCGTCGAGTGCCTTCATGGCCACCGCAAGGTTCTCGCTGAGCTTGGCGCCGCCGATCTCCTTGTCGCCGGTGGTTGCTTCACGCCACGTGGTGGCCTGTTGCTGCACGGCTTCGAGCATCCGAGCTTCATAACGCTCGGCGATCTTCGGGGCAAGAACATCCAGAACCTTCTGCGCGGACTCCTGTGGCAGGTTGAGTTCCTTGGCGACTTCGGAGTAAGCCGAGATGACATCCGGGTCGAATGCCTTGTTCTCGGGGGCCTTGAACTCGTACTTCTCGGGGGCGCCGGCCGGCTTGTCGTCGGTCTTCGTCCCATCGCCTTCGGCTGCTCCCTCGGCCGGCTTGGTGCCGTCCGCGGTCTGCCCTTCGGGTTCCTGCTGCGAAGTGGCTTCGCTCAACAGTACGCCCGGCGCCGTTGCGGGCGCGGGTGTGCTGGCGGGCGCTGCCGTCTGCTCACCGCCGCTAGTGGGTGTGTTCGCGGCAGCTTGCGGTGCTTGGTCACTCATATTCGGTATGCTCCTTGAGCATCAGAGCGTAGCTTTCGGGTGCGTGCGTCATGAGCTTGGCAGTCATCGCCAGGCCCTCATTGCGCGCCCCCTCGTTGAACGCCATGGTCAGGGCGTTGGTGTTGAAACTCAGCCGCCACACGCCGGCGCGTTCGAGGATGCTGTAGACCACTCGCCGGCCGCGCTTGTTGGACATGAGCCACTTCAAGTCCTCGATGTCCTGCCGCTGGCGCAGCTTGGCCTTCTCGTCGGCATCAGCCCTCGCGGACTCCTGGCCCGCAAGGTCGAAAGCGTCATAGGTGGAAGTCGCCATTACCGCACTCTATGACGACAAGAACCACTTATGGAAACATCACCGCCGGCGGGGCTTCCACAGGGGCTTCCACTGCGTCGACGCAGGCGCCGGCGTGCCGACCACCACATCGATGCTCGACCTGGCGGGGGCGAGCGTACTGGACAACGATGCCGTGGTGCTGGCCTGCAGCGTGATAGCCGCCGTGGTGTTGCCGAGCTGCGGGGCCAAGGTGGCAAGCACGGCAACGCTGCCAGATGCAGCGATCGTCGTGGTGCCGAGCGTGCTGGCCAGGGTGCCGATGGTGGTCGCCTGCACGGCGATGCTTGCCGTGGTGCCATCCAGGGTTGATGCCAACGTACCACTGACCGTGACCGCACCTGTGATGGTGGCGAGCGTGCTGGCCAGGGTGCTCGACAGTGTGGCGCTTATGCCCGCCGCGGTGACGGTGCCAGTGATGGCCGCTGTGGTGTCGCCGAGCGCGGCGGACAGTGCCGCGTTGACCTGGGCGGCCACGCTGATGCTGGCCGTGGTGTTGCCCAGGGTCGACGCCAGTGCGGCATTGACCCGCGCCTGCAAGGCAATGCTTGCGGTAGCAGCGCCCAGCGTGCTGGACAAGGCCGACGTGACCGTGGCCGAGATGGCGATGCTGGCTGCGGTATCGCCCAGCGTGCTGGCCAGCGTGGCGGTGACTGCGCCGGGTGCCGTGGGGGCCTTAGCAAACCCCCGGCCGGCCCACGCCTCAATGCGCTGCCCGCGTCCGGCCCACCGTGCAAGATCAAGCGCCCTGCTGCCGACAAGCGAAAGCGCCACGGGTTAACCCTTAGAGGTTCTTACCCCACACCGCAAAGCCAGTCCCGGCAGGCATGGTGGCACCGCCCGCGGTAAGCATGGCGATGCTCGTGATCTGGTTGGCGGTGTTGACCCACTCGAAGCCGCCGAACTCGATGGTGCCCGCCGTGGCCGCCGCGCCGGTGCTGGTTTGACCGTTGACCACCCCGACCTTGCTGGTTGTGGCGAGATTGGTGATGTTGACGATGCCAGTACGCTGGGTCGTGACGGCCAGCGCGAACAGGCGCGCGAGTGCCTGGCTCACGTTCTGGTTGTTGACCAGAACGACACCACCCGCGACAGCGCTGATGTACCGACTCCAGTAGTTGGCGCCGGCGTCTCCGTTGAAACGCAGGCTGGCGATGTCGCCGGCGCTGTAGCCCGTCACGCGCACCTCGATGGTCAGGATGTCGCGTGCGGGGATCGTGACGGTGTTCGTGGTCGTGGCGTTGCCCGTCAGCACTGTCGAGCCGAGGAACTCCAGACCAGCCGCTGCGCTGTTGCTGCTGACAGCCCACCCGAAACCATCCTCGTAGGTCAGCGACTGCCCAACGAGCAGCGCGGCGCTGATGATCTCGACGGTGGTTGTCCCGCCTTTGACCACCTGCACGGTGACGTTCTGCGCCGTGCTCGCGCTCTTGTTGCGGATGCTGACCGAGGTGACAGCGCGCTGAACGCTCGCCCCCGGCGCGGCACAGACGGTGGTCGTCGTGGCCGTGGTGACGTTGCTGGCCTGGGTGCCCGGCGTGATCGTCCCGCTGCTGTTGTCGGCATAGGTGACAAGCACGTCGGTCGTTGCGGTCGTCGTGCTGACGACCTGCAACGTGTCGGTGGTACTGACCAGCGAGAACATGCTTAAGGGTTCCCGTCCGTCAGCGATGCTGAGGTCATCGACACGGCCACGCCGGTCGAGATGGTCGTGGTGTTGAGCTGGATGTCGCCACCCCCGCCCGTCGCGGTCACGCTCATGTCCATCACGAAGGCGGCGCCGCTGGTGGTGAGCCGCGCCCAGGTGGCAGCAGTACCCGCGCCAGCACCGGCGAGGCCCGTGGTGGCAGACGGCAAGGTGATGGTCAGCACACCGCCGGATGCCGCAGCCGCGAAGGGCGAGGCCATCGTGAAGGTGGCCAGTGCCGTGGTGGCCGTGCCGCCCGTAGCGGGGCGCACACCGCTATACAAGGTCAGCAGTGCGGCGCTGCCCGCTGCCGTGGTGATCGCATCGAGCCGCGAGTTGCGCAGCGTCGTGGCCATGCCGATAGTCATGCTGCCGCCCCCATGATCTTGGCGAGCGCGGCCCTGGCGTCAGCCACCCGCTGCTCAAGTTGTTCCGCCTCGTGGCGGATGAGATTGCGCCGGGCTTCGAGGTCGCCCACGTCGGTGGCCGCACGCGCGAGAATCTCGTCGGCCTTGCTGTTTGCCCGCGCAAGGATCTCGTCGGCCTGGGCTGCAGCCTTGTCGAGCAGCGCAGTCACCGTGGCGCTGGCCTCGTCGGCATCGGCCGCAGCCATCGCGCGCACCTTGGTCAGGGCTTCGCGCTCGCCCGCAGTGTCCGCGCGGGCGTTGGCCAGGTCGGCAGTGACCGACGCCAGCTCGCGGCGCAGTTGCGTCAGCTTGGCATTCGCAGCGTTGCACGCCTGCTCGATGCTGGTCACGCCGTCCAGCGCAGCCGCCAGGTCGATGACCGACTGGAAGGTGCGCGCCAGGCTCTTGACGTTCTCGATGGCGGTCTGTGTGTCAACCATTGCGGGGCGATCTCACGAGCAGGGTGACGGTGATGGACTCGCTGCCGTCGCCGGCGGATACCCGCGGGCGCAGTGCGAGGACGTTCTCCATGATGGCCTTGAGCCCCGCGGCGCTGAAGCTCAGCAGCGAGCCCGAGGGGTCGCGCAAGGTGAACCAGTTCGTCATGTCCAGCGAGCCCTCGATCAGCACCGTGGTGCCTGCGCCGAAGGTGCCCGTGATGGCCACGGTGCGGTCGCCCGACCCGGGCGAGCCCGTAGGCCCACCGTCGTCGCCCAGGGTCAGCCCCGCCCAGGTGTTGATCTCTGAGCCGTACAGCGCGAAGCCGTTGGGGGTCGGGTCAACTGTTGCCATACAGCGCCCCGGCAGCAGACGACGAACTCATGGCGCCGGGCGTGACTTCGAGGTCGGTGATCTGCAGCGTGATGCACACGTCGATGCCGTCGCCATCCCCGTCGAGGTCCGCGTTCTCGGACTTGCTGATGACCCGGGCGATGGCGCGCAGGCCCACCGAGGCACCTGCGGCCGGCGGGTTGGCCTTCAGGCCCAGCGCTTCCACCTGGTCCTCGGTGAGGTAGATCGTCGGGCAGCAGTTGTACGCCGGTGCGGCTTCGGCCTCGCTCACGTCCATGCTCACCAGTGCCATGGGTCGGCCCTCAGTAGCAGGCAAACACGGTGGCCGTGGTGCCGGTGGCGCGGATGCGCTTCGCTCGGATGTACTGCACACCGAACCAGTTGGCGCTGATGGTCAGCGTCACCGTGGTGCCGGCGCCGGTGTCGAACACGATGTTGCCCGCGGAGGTGAAGATCAGCGCCCGGCAGGGTTGGGCCACGCCGTTGTACTGCAGGTCGGTCACGTCGCTGGGCGTCACCGCCACGATGTCGTTGATCGGCGTGTAGTCATTGGTCGTGACCATGAACGGCGGGGTCATCCCTTGGGCCATGTCAGCCTCCGTTGTACAGGGCGAAGATGCCCGTCGCCGTGGTGCTGGTCGACAGGATGCGCTGGGCCGCCACCTCGACGATCTGGCCGGCGGACAGACTGGTCAGCACCGCCGTGCCTCCGCCCGCGAGCTGGATGTTGACGTTGCCGGCGCCGGTCACATAGATGGCCGCGGTCGGGCCGTTGCCCAGGTCCGTGCCATCGGCCGGCGTGACGGCGTAACCGTCATAGTCCGGCAGGCCGCGCAGGTTGAAGTTCTTGGCACCACTCACTTGGGTGCGGGTGAAACGAAGTCCCATGTCAGGCTCCTGCGGTAGATGGGGCGCCGAGCCCCTGAGAGAAAAGATTCATGGTGTCGTCCAGCCCGGTGGACGCGCCGCCTTGCGTGGGAGTGGCCGACAGGGTTTGTGCCGTCTTGGCCCGCTGCTCGGCCATGGCCGACTGCTGCGCCGCGGCTTGCGCCTGCGCTCGCTGTTGGCGCTGTTCCTCGGCCACCTCGCGGGGCACCAGCACCTTGGGCGCCACGCCCAGCATGTCGGCGTAGTCCTCGGCCCAGAAGTCCACGTCAATGCGGTCGAGGATCTCGGGCTTCGAGCCGGCGATGGCCAGGGCGTTGGACATGAAGCGGTCCACGCCGTTGGTGGCGATGGCGCGCTGGGCCTGAGCCAGCATGCTGACCAGTTCGATCTCGAGATCCTGTCCCTGCAGTTCGGGCGGGGGCGGGGGCACGGCGCCGGTCTCCATCAGCCGATCGAAGGTGATGTCAATGAGCGGGGCGAGAAGCTCGTTGTGCAAGCGCTCCAGCACCGGGCCGAGCATGAGCATCTTCTCCTCACGCAGTTCAGTCACCTCGGTCGCCGTCTTGGTCGTGTCCGAGTCGCCCTGCAGCATCAGGAACAGGTCGGCGTAGAAACTCGACCGCACCCGGGCGCGCACGTCGTTGATGTCGGCCAGCAAGTGACTCAGATCCAGACGCACGTCGAACATGGTCTCGATCTTGTCGCCACCGCCTGCCGAGTCGCGGAAGGTGATGCCGCCAGGCAGACGGTCCACGTCCCTGTTCTTCAGGTTCGTGGGCAGTTGTAGCGGCGGGTTCGTCATGTAGTCGATACCCTGCGACTTGCGAAGCTGCTCTTGCTGCAGTTGCTTGATGTCGCCCAGCGACTCCATGCCGGGGGCGTGCCCGTAGATGTCGCCGCCTGCCACTTGCCAGCGCGGGGCCAGCACGTTGAAGCGCTTGTACCCCGACTTGCGCAGAGCCTTGTCAGGGTCGCCGCCGCGCTCGTAGTACACCGACTTCCATGCCATGTTCTGGTTGTCGAGCTTGGTCGGGTCACGGTCCTCGTTGGGCTCGATGCAGTGCACGAGCGTGATCCACTTGTCCAAGCTGCCCGAGTCGTACATCGATTTGACCGATGGGGACACGGCATCGATGCCGAACTCCTTCACCACCTCGCCCACCGTCTTCTCGAACTCGCGGTACACCGTGCAGATGTTGCCCTGCCAGTCCTGCGCTAGGCAGTATTCGCCGATGGTCAGCGGGTACAGGTGGATCAGGTTCTTGTGGTCTTCACACACCAGCGCGGCCGACGTGCCGTAAGCACCAAGCTCGCGGTACATGCCGTGCAGCACACGGTAGACGTTGGAGCGTGCGAACACGTGCAGCATCACGCGGGTGCAGTCGGCCAGCCACTCCTTGACCGCGCCGTGGGCCATCAACTCCTGGTCACGCACCCCCAGCCGAAACCACGGCCGCGCCGGTGAGGTGAGCCCGCCCATCAGCCCCGCGGCGAGGGTTTCGAGCGCACGCTGCGCCGTGTTGTCGAGCACGGACTGGAAGCGCTTCCACCCCTTGTTGCGGTCCTGCACGTAGAACCGGCCTTGGTAGGGCGCAAGGTACGACGTGATTTCCAGCCAGTGCGCCCACCACGTGGCGCGCTCGGCCTTGAGTTGGCCCAGCCGCTGGATGACCTGCTGCTTTTCCGTGAGTTGTGCCATCACCCACCCAGCAAGGTGTTCTTGCCCAGCAGAAGGTTGTTCGGATCGATGCCACCCGCGCCCGTCAAGAACGTACCGGCCACGCCCGGCGCACCAGCGCCACCAGTCGGGGTCTTGGTGTTCTTCAGCACGGACGCTGCATCAGGCGCCTTGCTGGCCTGCGGCGGGGCCACGGGCGGGGCCAAGGCCGGCATGTCGGGCGCACTGGCCGCCGTGTAGGCAGACGCGCCCACCGCGGCGATCGCCGCCCACCCCGCAGCGCTGATGCCAAAGCTCATTGCACCACCTCGCGCCTGGTCTGCAGCATGCTGGACTCGCCTGTCATCTCGTCTTCTGCTTCCTGCACCGTGGTGCCGCCGGTGGCGTGCACCGTGATCCACCACGTGTCGGTGATGGTCGAGCCCGCCCGCTTGGCGCCACGGCGTGCCGGCAGCATGCCGAAGCCATTGATGCGCACCGTGCCCTCGTCCGTGGTCACAGCGATGTGGCCCAGGATGATGCACACGTTGTCGCAGTTGGTCTGTGCGCCGGTCAGCGTGGTGCCGGCCGGGATCAGGATCGCGCGGGCCGACACACCGCCGAACACCACGTGCTGCGTGTTCAGGTCGACCTGGGGCAGCTTGAGCAGCGCAGCCTCCAGCGCACGCACTGCATCGAGCGTGGCGGGTAGGTTGTGCGTGTCGGCAGGCAGCATGGTCTCAGCGGGTAAAGCTCAGGGGATCGTATTCCTGGGAGGACGACTTATGGAAACTGTCGAACTCGGCCATGGGGTTGTAGTCGATCGCCCGCTTCTGGTTGCCGAAGGGCTTGCGCTTAACCACCGGCGAGGCGAAGGTCAGGGCCAGGGCGTCGGCCAGGTCGGGGGATGGCAGGCCGCGCTTCTTGATCTCGTCCTTGGGCTCCAGCAGGAGTTGGTTGCGCGGGTTGAACTTGTAGGTGGGTGCGCCCAGGTCCTGCTTCAGGGCGGGCAGGTTGGGGATGGCGCCGCCCGCGCGCAGCCAGTCGCGCATCTCGAACCACATCTCGCTGCGTTTGTTGGCGTGCTTGTCGTCGCTGGCCTTGCCCCCGAAGTTGACCTCGGTCACGTCGAAGCCCAACTGCCGGCAGCGGTCGATCACACCGCCCCCGTTGCCCGCGTCGATGAACACGGCATCCGGCTTGTGCTTGTCGATCTCGTTGACCACGCTTGCGGCAAGCTGCATGTTGTCGATGCCGCTGAAGACGATCGGGTCGAACATGACCAGGCCCTGACGCCTGATGATGACCGACCTGTCGTCGCCGAAGCGTGCGGGGTCCACCCCCAGGATGACCGGGGCGTAGTCCATCTCACCCGGCCGGTATGCGCGCCGCGATGCGTCCTCCGCCTCGGTCAGGCTGATGACCTGGTTGTCTCCGGCCGCGGTGAAGTCGCACAGCATCTCTCGGGCGAATGCCGTCTCGGTCATCTGCGCCCGCATGGTCTCGACTTCCACCTCGGGCAGGGCGTCGGTGTCGTAGCACGTGAACCGGGCCGAATGCCAGTCGGGCAGGGTCTTGGCCTCGTAGAACAGCCGGCTGAAGAGGTTCACCCCGTGCGGTGTGCCGATGAAGATGGCCCAGCCCTGCCGGTCGGCCAGCGCAGGCCGCAGGATCTCGTCCCACACCTCCGGCTTGATCTGGGCCACCTCATCGATCACGGCGCCGTCCAGGCGCACGCCGCGCATGGCGTCGGGGTTGTCCGCGCCATAGAGGCGGATCACGGCCTGGTTGTGGTGGAACGTGACCGACAGCTCGGACTCGTTGATCGTGATGGCGCCCGCGATGCGCAGGGGCTC